ACTGCTTCGAGTAGTCATCTATCAGCGAATCCGCTTCAAATTCTTGTTTTGTTGTGAATCCTTCTGGGTCGCATTCTAGTTTATCCCAGTTTATTGAAAATTCAGATGTCAACGAGCCAAATTCATTCATTTGATTTAATCCTTCTATTTTTAAGAAATGAATAAATTCATCATAAATACATTCTCCTGAAGTGTATTTGATAAGCATTTCGTTACATTTTTCTAAATTAGTAGTTTTCATGATATTATTTTTTAATTGTTTTATTTCTACATTTTTTAAATATCTTGTTTTGCTGTTAATTTCAGAATCAAATTCAATAGTAGTGCCAACTTGTAATTGACCTTTTATTGAATTACCTTGGTTATTTATTGTAAACCAAATTACGTCTTTAGAATTAATAAAATGGCTATAATCCATTCCTGATAAAGATACTTCAATTTGATTAAAACTAATTGCGATGTGATTGATAATAGCTGTTGTACGTTTCATAATGTTTATTTTTTAAATTGTTTGCTTATTTTTATGATACAAAGATATATAAAATTATAATACCGTACAAGTAATTATACAAATACTTTGTTACATTGTATTACTTTGTTTTGTAAGTAATTGATAATTAAACTAATATAAAATATATGTAATATTATTTTGTTTGTAATAAAATATACACTATATTTGTGGTTAATAAATATTATAATAGGAATACTTGGATTCCAAATTTTTTCAAAATGGAAAAGAAAAATAATCATGGAGGTGCAAGAGAAAATTCAGGTCGTTTGAAAAAAAACGATGTGATTTCCATGATAGAACAAATGGATAAAAGGCTTGTACCTGATACTGTATGGGATTCATTAGCTAAGTTAGTAGAGGAGTGCGATATACAGGCAATTAAAACATGGTTAGGTTATAGATATGGGCAGCCTAAACAAGTTATTGATGCTACAACTGAAATAATCAATGAAGTTCCTGTACAACTAACTGACGAACAATTTAAAAAAGCACTTCAAGAAATAAAACAAAGATAAATGTATTTAGGAAATGCAACTTTAAAACAACTCGCTCAAAAAGATTTTTGGGCGTTTTGTCTATTTATGGATTACGAATTTTATAATAAAAGACGTTTTCTTATAGATGTTGCAGATGCTATGAATGAAGTTATAATTCAATACGAAAAAGGCAATGCAATAAAGATTTCAGTATCAATGCCACCACGTGCTGGAAAGTCTTATATTACTTCATTATTTGCTGCTTATTGGTTGTGTCGTTTCCCTACCTTGTCAGTAATGCGAAACACTTGTACTGCAACGCTATACGATAAATTTAGTTATGATACAAGGGCATTATTCAGAGATACGAAATTAAAAGAAGTATTTCCAGAAATATCACTACAGCCCGACAAGCAAAATGTAGGCGGCTGGAACTTATCTACCGCAAAACAAGTGAGTTACTTCGGTGCTGGTGTTGGGGGGTCGATTATTGGATTCGGTGCTAATCTTGCAATCACAGACGATTTGTACAAGTCGATGACCGATTCAATGTCAAGTCAGGTGCAACAGTCAACAAAGAGTTGGAAACAATCAGCACACGATAGCCGAAAAGAAAAGAACTGTCCGGAGATTTATATTGGCACACGTTGGACAAAGAATGATATTATTGGTGAAGCAATAGAAAGCGGTGACTTGAAAAGTATTACTATAATTCCTGCATTAAACGAAAATAATCAATCATTTTGCGAGGATGTTAAAAGCACAGCCGAATACTTAAAAATAAAATCAGATATTGATTCGTCAATATGGAATGCTGAATATATGCAGACCCCAGTTGAGGCGGAAGGTCTTTTGTTACCTTTGTCATCTTTGCGCTTTGACGATTTAAGCAATATCAATAAAACACATTATACATACCGTTTCAGTGTTGGAGACCCTGCCGATAAGGGTGGCGATAAATATGCCATGCCTTTTATGTTTGTTGATTTTAGTAATAAAAAATTAACGTGCTATGTTAAAGACTGTATTTGCAATGAAGCAGGTATAATTGCTAACACAGGATTAATAATAAATAAATTGCATCAATACATGATAGACGAGTGTATTGTGGAAGCTAACGGGGTAGGTTTGGCGGCAGTGTTGACACTAAAAGAGAAAATACAAGGGTTAACCAAACTATTGCCGTTCACGTCCACAGAGCCAAAGGAAGTGCGTATTTTATCAAACTATGAATTTGTACAAAAACACTTTGTATTTGATAGTAATTACAAGAGTAATCCACAATACTACCAATTCATAAAAGACTTAACAAGCTATTATATTAAGGGCAATAATAATCACAAAATGGATGCAATCGATGTACTTTGTTCGGCAGCAAAGGTGCTAAAGGTGAAGTTCGGGAGTGTTATTTATTAATTACAACGTATGTAGTAACACTACTAACTCTATAATTACTTGTATATGAACTACTTGTATAAGTTTTTTCTTTACAAACCTCTTTTGCATGGTCCTCTGTAATTTGTAACATAGTAAAAGTTGATTCACTTGTATAAATCTTTCCAGTTGGTTTAGTTGGTGTAAAACCGTAAGTTGTATGAACAATTTGAGTAAAAAGATAGTCGTTTAAAACGATATGAACATCTACATCTGCTGTGCAAGATGCAAGAATTAATGCAAGAATAAAAATAGTTTTTTTCATTGTTTTATTTATTATTTATTTTATTCGTTTAACTTTTTTCTCTCTACTCGCTAAGTGAAAGTCATTACAATAGGTACAACGATAAACATTGTAATACTCTCCATACTTTGAGCCGTTCGCCTTGTTGAATATAACCGCATCCTGACAAGTTTTAAATTGAACCTTTCCGCTTGGGCATATCATATCATTTCAATTTTGCTAATTTACAAAAAAGTTTCATGTTAAGATTATTTTCACAGCAAAAGTAAGCTGCCGTTTCGTGAGTAGTAACCTTATTTTTTAGAAAATCTACAACATACGGATAGTAATGTAATTCAATATCCTTATCTTCAATAACCTGAATCAATATAGGATTATTAAACCCTTTTATTATTATATGATTACTTGGCATTAATCCTCCTTTAACCATCCTTAATACTGTTCTTGTTGACTTAGTAGGATGGAATTCTAATTGATAATCAATTATTGATAGTATCATATAATTACATTTATTGTCATATTGATGACAAATATAATACATTATTTTTAATTGTAATATATATTTGCAAAAAATAATTAAATTAATGGCAGGGTTAGATTTTCTAAGACGAAAAAAAGCAGAGCAACCGCAACAAAATGCGCGATTTACGCAATTGCAGGATGGTTCGTTTTTTACATATATTAACGTCTCTGAACAATCAACGCCATTAATACTTTCAAATGATAACGGATACACTATTGCGAGCCAATTAGCAGAAGTTTTTTTTGTAATTGACTGTATTGCTGAAAAGGTAGCTAAATTATTTGATACAGTACATCTTCAAAACAGTGCAGGCAAAGAGGTGAAAATGAATAGCAATATGCAGCGGTTATTCTCAAAACCAAACATATACGATGGTTCTTTAACTGATTTGATTTATAACTTTGTGTTTTCTGAATTGTCAGATGGTAATGGATATTTATATTTCAAGTGTCCACAAGACACAGAAAAAATTACTAAAGACAATGTTCAATCAATACTATTATTGCAGCCTGACAAAATACAAATTCAATTAAAGACTACTGAATTTGATAAGCTGAAAGCTGCTACAATAGAAGATTATATTGATTATTATGATTATTCTTTGACAAATGACAAGATAAGTCCTAAATTCATAATTCATTCAAAGAGTTATATGAAAGATAGGAGCGCATCTGATTACAGGGGTTTAAGCCCTTTGTATGCTGCTAAGCATAATGTTGATAATCTATTAGCAGTATATCAGGCTAGATATAATGTTTATGTAAATAATGGAACTGCTTACATATTATTCCCACAGCAAAGGAATCAGAATGATTTAGCTTCGGCACTTAATCCAGCAAAACGAGACGATATTATTAAAGATATGAATAACCGTTTCGGATTAACAGGGGACAGACAAATAAAAGCCGTATCAGACACACCTCTCGCAGGACTTAATACATTAGTTAGTATTAAAGACTTAATGCCTCTTGAAGAGACTGTGGCTAATTTCTTAGCAATAGCAGGGGTATTTGGAGTAGATAAAGATTTACTGCCATTGAAAGAGGGTACAACTTTCACAAATAAGGAAGTTGCCGAAGCAAAAATATGGTCAGATATTGCCGTAACTTATGCAAATGATAT